CTCTAAGTTTTCTTTCAGTAACCGAAACAGTCACAGACTGAAGGTCGAAAGAAACTTCACCAATTTTATCTTCAAATTCAAGATTTTTATAGATTCTATAAGTTGCCAAGAATGCGTTGTTACTTTCTGTAGAAGAAGAGAATGTTGAACCAGTGTATCCATCAAGTGAAGAATCTCCACAAGAAATACATACAGGAACCTGTAAATCAACTTCAAGATAAATGAAACCATTTTGGTCACAAATATCATAATAACCACCGCCACCGGTTTCACTATTTGGGAAAACTAAATTTTGATTTTCTCCGTATTGTACAATTCCTTTTCCGTATCTTTGTGTTACAACTCTGAACAAGTAATTGTTGTTGACATTTGCAGCAGTTGTAGTGTTACCAGCAACACCACGAATTTGAAGGTCAGTTAAGAATTCTTCACTATCCATTGGTTGACCATTTGGTCCAATTAATTGTCCAGCACCAGCAGAAGCAAATCCTGACAAAATCAATAAAACTTTTCTGTAGTTGTCAGATGCGTATGCAGAAACAACTAATTGGTCAGCTAGCCAAGCAACTGTTCTTGTTCCACCAGCAACTCCTGATGTAACACCTGGAGTCAACGCCGAAAATGAACCTTTAGAGTAGTCGTAAAGACCTGGAGGGTCTAAAGCCGGTTCGTTACCTTCGTAGAATCTATCGTAAAGGTCTTTTGATGTGTTATAGTCATAACCACTGCTTGGAGTTTGACCAGCAGCCGCATTTGGTGCTCCGAAAGGTGCCCAGTGCTCATTGCTTTGGTCTCCAGTATAAGACTGAATGTTTGGTACGAAGTAGAACAACTTACCGATAGGAAGGTTCATCGCTTGTACTGAAACGATGTCGTTAGCCAAAAGTTTAGAGAATACTCTTCTTACGATTGGGAAAACAACAGTTTCGAATGAACCTGTATCTGCAGTTGATGATGCTTCGTTGATGAGATAAGACGCTTGGTTTTCATACAACTGAGCGATGTTCTCTTTAAGGTGTCCGTTAAGTCCATCGAGGAAACCTAACTTGTCCCATTTGTTGATTGTATCTTCCTTGATAACCTTAAGGTGCTTAAGACCGATGTTACCAACAAGACCACTTTCTAATAATGCTCCCATTTTAAATTTTTGTTTTTAGGAATTTTTATTTTTAGAGTTTATTCATTAAATCCTTAATTCTTAAGTATTGAGGATTTTCATATGTTTTAGACTCAATCAAGGTTGCTGCTGAACCAGAAGTTTTCGTTGTGTTCAACTGTCTTTCTACACTTTCTGAAATATTTTTCATGTCTGTGTTTGAAAGTTCATCCTTGACAGTTTTATAGAGTTGCTTTGATTCTTTTAGAGATTCTACAGAATCAAATCTTCTCAAGATATTTATTTTTTCTTTTTTGGTAGTGGAATGTTCAGTAAATAATCTTGTTGCGTATGCTAAGTTTGAATTGAAAACTGCAACTTCGTTGAGTTTCTCTCTGAAGACATTCAGAGCTTTTCTGTACTCTTCATTTTTCTCTCTTAACATGTTTAATTCCGCTTCAACAGCCTCTACTTTAACACCATTATCACCATAAATATAATTTCTGTTGTTTGTGATACCTTTTCTTAACCCTCTACCTTCTTTTGACCCCATACCATAAGTTCTAGCAGCCTCTTTGGTTTCTTCCTTGGTTTCATAGTCTTTCTTGCCAGGATGTGTTTTAGATTTGTCACCTTTGTTACCACCGAATTTTCCTTCGTAGTCTTTGTAGTGACCATCTTTACCTTCACCAGCTTTCTTCTCAACACCGCCTACTTTCTTGCGTCTGTATTCGTGTTTGTCAGAACCCCAGTTCTTATCCTTACCTTCTTCCATTTCACCCTCTTTGAACTCAAATTTTGCTTTACCAGTACCCATAGCTTTAGGTCCAGCCTTTTTGTGGTCATCAAATCCTTTTTTAGGTAAAGTACTATCGTACTTAAATTTAGGATGACCCATACCTACGCCTTTTGGTTTTACAGTCATTTTAGCTTCTGAAAGGTCATAATCTTCTGTATGAAGTTTATCGTCCTTCATATCCAATTCCAAATCACGAATATGTGCCGCGTCATCTTTTTCAGCTCCACGGTAATGGTCATATTCTTCATCGTCCTCTTCAGAAAGGTCCATCTCTTCCTCGTCCATTTCTATCTCATACATGACTTCGTCTTCTTCTTCCATAGTTTCAGATGACGAATAAAGAGCGTCTAAAACAGCGTCCAAGTCAGGGTCTTCTTCAACATCAAGTTCGTCGAATTCCATTTCTTGTTCGTCCATTTCCATTTCTTCCATCATTTCATCTTCCTCTTCCATTTCAGATTCGTCGAGTTTTACAATGTATTCTACATCTTCATTCTCGTCAGTGATGTGAACTTCATTTTCGTCTTTTACAACTACGATTCCATCTTCAGGTCCCATAGCCTTAAAAGCCTTAATAACTTCCTCATCTGACATATCTGTCATATCGATAGTTTCTTCATCCGAATCAAAATCCATATCGAATTCATCTTCAGAATCTTCCATATTATCAACATCGCTACCCATGTCAAAATCCATGTCTAGCTCAGTATCAACTTCAACCTCATCTTCTTGTTCTGAGAGAGATTCCTTTACTAACTGACTGATTTCTTCCTTCATTGTAGAAGCAAGTATTCCTTTTGCGTTTTCGGCAATGACTTCTTCAACATTTTTCATTTGAATAAGTGCCTCTTCAACTAAATTTTTAGTTTCTTGCATAAAAATTGTTTTTAATTTACCTTATAAATAGTTCTCAAAATAAAAAAATCCGTCTAAAACCCCCCTCTTTACGAAAAAGGTTTCAAACGGATAAAAAAAAAGGTGGATAAACCACCTTTCAAATTATTCGATTACTTCGTCAATTTTACTTTCGACCACAGAAACGATACGCCATTCGTGTTGGAACCCCGTATATTTCTTTGTGACTTTAGCTTCGACATCAGTTACAGAAAAACCGTTTACAAGTTTCTCTTCTCGGATTTTTTTGATTCGACCTGAGTTTTCGTCGGGCAAATCATAAACCACTTTAGCAATGAAAAATTTCTCATCCATAATTATTAAATCATTTTAGTTAACGATTTAAATAATCGGTTAATTTTTTCATTAAATCAACTGACTTACCCATTCCGGAGTCAGAAATTTTCTGTTTTTTTTCTTCGTCTAGGTTTTCCTCGTACATTGACCTCTCTTCGGGGGTGTTGAATAGGTAAGCTCCAGGGGTTGACGGTGAAGATACCAAGTCAAAACAGATAAGTTCAAAATCGTCCTGTACTTCATTTTGTTCTCCCTTTTTAGCCAAAGACCCAACACCACGAGATGAAACACCCATTGTTACACCTTGTCTCATGAGGTTTGCAGCGATATCTCCTTTGGTTGATACAATACCACTCTCATGGAATCCTGGTGATGTGAGGAGTTTTAATTTACCCATAAGGATATGACCATCCCACCATATGTCTGTAATAAGGTGTGCTACTCTATCCAAATCAATCAATGATGATTCGGGGTGATTTAACTCAGAGGTTGATAAACCTTTTTTAATTGCGGTTTTATATCTGTCAGCCTCTCTTTTTAAAATTTTCTCAGGGTATACTCTTCCATTTCTATTTGGGACTCCAAATTTTTGAAGAACAGCATAGAACTCAAATGGGTTTCTATAATCCATTTGTTTTTGTTCTTTCAAAAATGACTCATTGAGTGGGTCAGAGGGCGAAATGTAACCCGCGTCCATTTCAATTAATATACCCTTACCCGTTTCTCTTGGCCCAAGAATGTGCAAATCTTTCATTATATTCTTTTAAAATAAATATAATGTTAGTTCATAGTTTCTATTTTTATCTTCTCTTTACTGGAAGTAAATGTGAAGTAGTCATTTTTGATGACACAATCTTTGTAAATTTCTCTGATAATTTTTTTGATTGCGTCTTTAAGTATTGAACCTTTAAAATCTATTTCAGTTTTAGTGAAGAGATTTATCTCGAGATTCATAAAAGACTTTTTACCTACTTGAATACCACTTGTTCTTAGGTCTAAGTCAACGATAAATTTTTCTGCGAAAAGTTCACGATTAATACTTTCATAAACACTGTGTTTAACATTTCTTGAAAGACCACCTACAACACGGTCCCAATTTTCCATTTCCATTTTTGGGGTAACCCATGTTTGTATGTTTATGTAAAGTGATTTTAGTTGTTTTGAATCTACTGTACCGTATTGAGTTTTAATTGATTCATATTGGTTAATCTTAACCGTTTTTCCTTTTTTCATTCATATTCAGATTGGAATCTGTTTATTTTTTATAAATCATAAGAAACTTTTACCCCAAATCCAAATATTTCTATTATATGTTAATAGTACAAGTAGACAAAAACATTGAGAAAGCACTCAAAATGCTCAAGTCTAAAGTTATTAAAACCAAACAGAATCAGAAACTAAATTCCTTAAAGGAATACCAAAAAAAATCTGTAAAAAGAAGAACAGAAAAAACCAAAGCTTCTTATGTTCAAAAGTTTAAGAATCAAGAAGAATAGACTCTTCTAATCTCTTTAACTTCACATAATTTACTTGGTCGAACTTTTCAGTTTCAATCTTCTCAATAGTTTCATTAATTTTAGATTGAATATCTGACTCTTCTTGCTTAGAAAGTAAAACCTTTAATTTATTAATCGCCGACTCCTTAATAGTTGAGTACTCGCTTTCCAAATCTTCATTCTTTGACGCTAAAATATGGAATACCTCTTTCTTGGTCGCCTCATCCAAACTCTCCATGTATTTCCCAATAGTTTGGTTGGCAATCGTAACCATTGACCTCAAAGGAATTTTAGGACTTTCATTTAAACCTTTTGTTGTGGACATAAGATTACTAATTAATCTTTTCTTTGACGACAACCTTTCGTGAATATTCACATTTTCAAAATATACCAAATTATCAATATCTTGGTAAATATTTGAAGATTTTTCCCCATTTTTTGGTAATGAAGTATTCTCTAATAAATGTCTGATTACATTTACTGATTCTTCTAAAAATTCTTTGGCGTCGTTTTCAGATAAACCTTGTGGTGTATTAAGGTCATCATAAATGGAATAAACCTTTGAAAAAGATTTATTTTTCAAAACATTATGTTTGAATTCTTTTAATGTTTGCTTGAAAGTAGAGGAATCTTTGTAGGACTCTACCAAGTTTTTTTCGATAATCGATTTAATTTGTCCGAAGGTCATGAGGTCGTATTTATTCTCTAATAAATATTAGGAATTTAACAACTTATCTAACTCATCTTCTATTTTACCTAAACTTTGTTGTGCAATACCTAAATTCAAAAATTGACTACCATATAAATTAGTCTCAATTAAAAGATTCATATCCTTATTTTGAATTGATTCTGGTGTGATTTCAGCCTCTTCAGGTGTGGCTCCTGCTTCAGGTGTTTCACCACCCAATTCAGCACCGAGGTCCCCACCTAAGTCAGGACCTGCATCAAAACTACCACCACCAAACGAGGCTGCGGCTGGTTCAGAAGTTTCTCCTGGAGGTGCTTGTGGTGCTCCTTCGCCAGGTTTGTTTCCATACAACTTATCAAGTTGGTCAAACAATCCTGTCTTAGAAATTACTGTTGGAGTATTCTTTAACTCCTCACCAATAGCTCTTTCCATTCTCTGTTGTAGAAGGTCAGTTCTGATTTCATCATCCGACCAATTGAAAATGTGTTTCTTAGCCCAAGTAGATGATGCTGGTTGAATACCATTACCTGGGTCTGAAACCAAGTCACGATATAATAGAACTTTTTCTTTCCAAATATCAACCTTAAGAAGGTCGGCTTGTGTCGATGGGTTAGTAAGACCTAAAGTAAAATTAGAAATCTCCTCTTCGAAACCAAGTAGAAATAAGTGAATGATTGCAATTTTGTTAAGTTCTTGCAACATCGACTTTTGAATTCTATTGATAGTTCTCGCAAATCGGATATCCATCAAAGCCAGAGTCTTACCATCACCAACAACTTCCTCAAAACCTAAGAACGCCTTAGGAATTCTAAGAGCTGTAACAAGTTTTTTCTGAATGTATTCGATATCAGCAATCTCTGAAAGATTTTGTGCACCTGGTAAGGTTTCAATTGGAGATGGTTGTGCCGGGTCTCTTACAGGAATGAAAAAGTCTTGGTCTACAGCCATTTGGTTGAATCTCATATCTACATTACCTGTCTTTGAATCGACAATTTGTTCTCTTTTAAACTTATTGGCAACACGCTGTACATAAGCCTCGACATCATCATCGTTCATGTTTCCAACATAAACTTTAAAGATTCTTCTTTCAGGTGCTCGTGAGGTACGATAAATCAACATCGCATCTTCAGATAACAGAAGTTGTTTCCAAATACGACGAGACTTTTCCAACATAGATGTACCGTAGGGTAGTTTTCTATCGTCACCCAATAATCTAAAGTGTGCAATTTCCCATGTTTGGAATTCCATATTCTGAGTTTTCCAAGTGAATCTCAATCCCTTGTCTTCAGTATTATTTTGTGGAACACCAACCGAAGCATTTCTTGTTGAGAGACCTTGTTCAAATCTTTCAACCTCAATGTTTGGAAGTTGTTGACATCCAATAACACCCTTTTCAGGGTCCAATCTCATATAAACAAAATTGTCACCGTACTTACAGGTGTTTCTTGTCCACATCGGTAAATTGGTATTAATGTCTAAAGCATTGTTGAATAAATCAGCTAATACTGATTTAATCCTTTTTGATTCTGAATAAATTTGAAGAATTTGACCATCCTCGTTGGGTGTGGTGGATTCTTCGGCATAGATATCCAAAGCAGCGGAAATCTCAGGAGTATACTCCATTGATTCGTAATCATAATACGACGCCAAACGATTGGGCTCGTAATAGATTGCTTGGGTATAAAGGTTATTCTCAACCTTTGCAAATTGATTTGCTAAATAAAATGACTGTTTTGCTTGGAGTTTTTCTCTCTCGTATTCAGTCTTATCGGTAGTTCTAAGTAATTCCTTTTTATCTAACTTGTAGACAGGAAAATCTTGGTTCATTAAGGCATCAGGACCCAAAGCCCTTGTTAACCTTTGCCAAACCGTTAAATTTCTATTTTCCATTCTTACCCAAACTTAACCCTTTATGGATTATTATAAATACTTTTACCTACCAAATAACCAACCATACTTTTGATAATCATTTCGGGTTGCTTCATAATTTTTAGAATGATTCATTCCATGTTGATTAAATTGAGGTAATGAAGGATTGAAATATTTCGATTTTTCTTTATTCTCGGTCACAATAGTTGACCAAGAATCCAACATGGCTTTAGTATGGTTTACAACTTTTACCAATGACGGAAACGCTGCTTCCGCAACATAAGTTGCCATGGCAATAGACATGATACAGTCATCATGATGACCTTTTTGGTGGTCAGGACGACCATTGATGTAAATAAAAGTCCCCATTTCATTCACCAATCTACTCGACCTTACTTTAAATTCATGACGGAGGGATTCTTCAAATGATGCAATGATTTGAACTCTTTTATTGTTAAAATTAATACCTGGTATTTTTTCTTTAACCCTTGGGTCGTATTTCCACTTGTTGGACATATCTACCCCATCATAGAAAAAATTTTCATAACCCATTTCTTGGAGTTTTCTTGCCGTTGCGACCCCCATACCACCAGTCAAATCTATAACACACAATGCACTATACATAATACCCCACTTATATGCAATTTCGGCTAATGTATCGGGCGGTAATTTTCCAACAAATTCTAATACTTGTTCTTTTTCATCAAAATCAATAATTACAAAACAAGAAAAGTCTTCAGAGTCTCCCCGAGAAACATCTATACCCATAACATATTTGTGACCATTTACAGGTTCTTTCCAAATCCATAACTGTCCACCTATCAATTTGGCACTTGGTTCCTTAATATCATTTTTTTGGATATTCTGTAAAAGTTCGGAATCAAAGACATTGTCACCTGAACCCAAAAAGTTACATTCTAATTCTTGTGCAACTTTTCTTCTATCATATTTTAGTTTTTTAACCATACTTTCTAACCAAGATGAGCATGGTTTATAACCGTCTTCAATATATTTGTGTAAAGTATCTAAATTTCTTTCTTTTCTATTTTCAAGTGATAAATCAATAATACTATCTGATGGATATTCATGTTTGTTAAGAAGGTAATGAATTAAGTCTTTAGTTTTAACCATATACAAATCTTTGGTATATCTAGGGTCACGATACCAATACATTTCAGTGATTTTGAAATCATTCATACCACGAAGCGCTTGGTCATAAATTTCATAGTAAATTGCATCAAAACCATTAGGTGTTGAAATTACAACAACTTTTCCTCCTGTAGAAAGAGATGCCATACAAGCCGCCCAAAAATCACTATCGGCTTCAATAAACGCGGCTTCGTCAAAAATTAATGTTGTGGGGGTGTAACCACGAAGTGCATCTTTTGAAGTTGCAACAGCTTTTACTTCACATCCGTTTGATAGTTTAAAGTGACGAGCGGAATTTTTTTCAGGTGCAAACCCAATACCGACCCAACTTGGCCATTGTTCAGTAAATCCACGGATTTTGTTCGCGAATTCCACCGAAGTATCTAATTTATTTGCAATTATAAGAACTTTTTCGGGTTTTTCTTTTCGTGCAAAGGCTAGTCTTTTACTAGCCCAAGCTGCGGTTACTGTAGAGACACCCGCCTGACGATACTTTAACGCAATGTTTTCATTATATTCCTCATAGTCCTCCACCAATTGAACTTGGTCTTGGAATAGTTCCAAGGGAACATATCGGGATACTGTGTTATCGTAAGTCTGTAAATAAGTTTTTAGAGCATAAGGAGTGCTCTTCATGCACTTCTTATACTCAATAATAACTTGTTCTTTTGTCATAATTCCTTAGTCAGGACGGGAAATCCCCAAACCTGCTAAGAAATCTAAACCATCATCCTCGGAATCTTCGTCCGTGTCAAAACTTTCGTATTCCTCCTTGTTTTGTTTTGCAATTGTAATCAACTCACGAAAAGAGTCGGTAGCTTTTGCAATTCTCTTTGTATCTTCAGAAATTGCGTTTCCAACAATTTCCAAGAACTCCTCAGCAGGGAGTTTATAAAGTTCCATTTGGAACCAATTAATCAAACCCTTATTTTGTTCATCATATACCTCATCAGGTAATGCAAAACGAATTTTTTCCACAATTTGTGGTCCAATTCTAAGAGACCATGCCTCCATAGGTAGGGTATCGGTTTGGCCCATAACTTTTTCACGGGTAGTGGGGTCCTCAGGTAAACCATAACGACCTTTAGCCTCTTCCAATCCTTTGATTATTTCGTGACACACAATGGGAAATAACATCCCATAGGCTTTAATTACGGTATCGGGAGAACTGTCACCATCCTCATCTTCAAAACCATCATCACCAGCGTCCTCAAGTTCAACCTTTCCGGCAACTCCTTGACCTGTAGCACTCATCATATCAATCATCTGTTCCATGGTAAAGTACATGAAATCATTCAAAGACATAATTTCCAAATATGCAGGATAAAGTCTTGGGTCGATTTCATCAAGTTTTTCTCTAATCTCGGGTTTTTGGAAAAGATAATGTCCTTTTTTCGCGGAACCTTGGATGATTGCGTTGATAATATTTCTTTTGTGTTTTTCTAATTCTAAAACTTCTTCAGGAGTTACTTCATCAATATCAAACCCCGAATCAATCATAATCTTTTGTGCATCTTCTTCGTTTTCTTCTTCTAACTCGTCGGCTTCATATCTGAAGTTACTAACATCAATTGGTTCACGATTCAAATTCGCTTCAACGATGAACCAATCTGAAGGTACTTGAGTATCTTCTAAACAAGCTTCGATTGCTAAGTTTTCCAAAGCATCTCTGTGTCTTGATTCAATTTGCATAATTTGAGGTACCTTCTGATACATTTCAGCAACAAGCATTCTCCCTAACATTTGAGAGCTGATGGTTTCTCTACCAGTAACTTCTCGAACTTTGTCCACAACTTGTTTGAATCGATTAGTAGCCAATCTTTGTACATCTTCAGGACCTTTACCCATTGCAGGGTTCTTTGCATAAGGACTTTCAGGGTCTCTTAATTTTCTTTCGAGACTTGGGTCCATACGCTCGGGGTAGTCCCCGTAATCAATTTGTTCCTGAATTTTTCTATTTTTTGCCATCACGAAGAATAGTTTGAATTAGTTGTAATACATCTTTTTTAGCATCTTCCATTTCTTTTTTAGATGCTTTTGGTTTTGGATTCGGTCCTTCAAATGGTTTTTTTCCGGGGTGAGCAGGACGAATTGATGGACGAGTACCGGGTTTTGTAGTTGGTTTAACAGGTGCGGTCTCAGTTTCTGCCTCACCCATTGATTGTAACATACCTAAATCTCCAATAGGACGACTCATGCGGATACTCTTACCTTTCTTCGATTTTGGTTTGTAAACCGAGCGACGAATGACACCTTGTTCGGCAATCATATCTAATATTTCTGATTTTGACATTTTTGGTTCTAAGTAATTTTCAACCAAAGATACAATTTCTTCTTCAATAAAAAAATCCATCGGGGATTTTCCTTCCTTCAAACTCTTTTTAACTTGTCTAACACATCTTTCGAACTTGGCGTTTTTCTTAGGTCCTAACTGTGAGTGGCATATTGCCCAAGGATTGTTTTCATCTTTTTCTTCCTCTGACATATCCTCTTTTTTATCAATTTCAGTATCCCCTAAATCACTCATACCGTCAGGAGCTTGAACTTGGTGTGGAGATTGAGTGGTTGCCCCACCTTGAGCACTACCCATGTAGTCCATATCATCCTCAGTCATCTCAGTTTCTATACGAACATTAATACCTCTTGAGGTCAAATCTTTAAGTTTTCCTGGGTCTTGAGTTGCCTTTTCTGCGGAAATCATAACCGCACCTTGCTCTAAGATAGCGAGTTTTTCGAGAAGTGCATCCATTTGATTCTCGTTCAATTTAACAACGGTTGTTGGTGATAATCCCATTTCCACCAATTTTACAATTTTTTCCTTAGTTTTCATAAACAACTTTTTTTTCGAACTCAAGAATTAAGTCTTTTTCGTAAAGTTTATTTTTTACTGATTCTTCCTCCTCACCGAATTTGAATACCAATCGATTATTTTCATCGTACTCTTCAATTTCCCACCCTAAAGCAATAACACCGTCCATGTCATCGGACATATTGAAATAATCTGAGTTTTGAATGAGTTCCAATTTAATATCTGAGTTTCTAAGAACTCCGACTTTATCGATATGGTCTAAATTAGGTGGTGTGGGGTATCCACTTGAAGGAGAAGCCTCCCATGAATCACCCCACACATCTAAATTTTCTGAAAATATAAATTCGTAGAGATTGTTTCCCTTATAATCAGGACCTAGTCCATTGATATAAGTTAGATATCTCATAAAACTATTCCTTCAACAGAAATTCTAATTTGTTTATTTTTATTTTCAAATACCAAATTCTTCTTGTTGGTTCTACCAACAAATTCAAAATCAGAATTTTCTTCTAAAAACTTTTTTCCCGCCAATTCCTGTTCGATAGTTTCTGATAAAGTTTCAATTTTTGAAATAAACGAATTAACTTTTTTCTTGTTTTCGATTTTTCTTTCTTCAAATAACTTCTTTGAAAGTTGTACCTCTGAGTCAGTAACCTCAAAATACTTACTAAGGACTTTGTCGATTTTACTTTCTCTTACCGAGTTGAAGTCGTAATCTTCAGAACCCATTCCTTCCATTGGTTCTTCCATAGAAACCTCATCTTCGAAACCTAAATCCATTTCAGGTTCTCCACCCATATCAGAATCCATTTCAACATCCGCCTCTACATCTTCAAACTTAGACATAATGTCTTCCATATCTTCAGGTTCCAACTTAGTTAAATCAAGTGCGGAAAGGACCATGTTAATAACATATTTAATATCTTCAGAAGACATTCCTTCTTGGTCTTCAAGAGCTCTCATTTTTTGAGTCAACTTACCTGTAAGTTTTTGAATTACTTTGAAAGAAACTCTTTCTTCCATATCTTCACCACCTGTCATTGGTTCCTCAGCGGGAACATCTAAATCAAGTTCCGCATCCATACCTAAATCGAGTTCATCACCACCACCCATGTCATCCATAGGTAGTTCAGGTGCTGGAAGAGCTGCTGGTTCTGCAGGAACTGCTGGTGCTACAGCCTCAGGTGCTGGTGGGGTTGGTGTTTTTAAAACAAATTTCTTTTGTTCACCAAATAATTTAACTTCTTCAGTTTCTCCGTTCAACTCATTTGTTTCTTTCACAATCAAGTTTAACTTCTTTAGAGCTTGTGAATATGAAGAATAATATTTTCTATTCTTCATTGGCTCAATATAATCCAAGGTCGATTCATTCAATCCTTTTTTGATGATGTAACCTTGTTTTTCTTTGATAATGTGGTAGTTCATACCATCCGCCAAATTAATTGAATAATCACTTGAACTTTCAGTGATACCATTTGATGGCATTCTGTAAGTGGCGATTTCCATAATTCTTTTCAATTTGTCGGTACCTTCTAATTTTTCACTACCGATTGGTTTAAGTTTTGCCATGGTTTTTTTCTTTATTTAATTTTTAATTGTTAAGTCCGTGCATTCCACCTAATTGAACCGCACTAAGGTCAATTACAGTTCCTTGTCTTCCACCATCGGGGTTTTCAGGAACCCAATCTGCTGGGTGTGGATAAGGAGGTGTTGTGATTACTCCATCACAATCGACGCACGCATTGGCTTCGTATTGCTCATTTACTTCAAACACACCAAAAGGTGTTGGTGTTGGAGTTGGTGTTGCAGTGCCTGTTGCGGTTTGAGTTGGTGTTGCGGTTATTGTTGATGTAACACTCGGTGTTGGTGTGTTAGTACCTGTCGGAATGTTGGTTGGGGTGTTCGTTGGGGTTTCCGTAGGTGTGTTCGTTGGGGTTTCCGTAGGTGTAACCGTAGCTGTTGCGGTGATACTCGGAGTAGGAGTATTTGACGCGGTTATACTTGGGGTTGGTGAATTTGTTGCGGTTTGTGTCTGTGTTTGAGTCGGTGTTTGAGTAACTGTCGGGGTATTTGTATTGGTTGGTGTCTGTGTTTGAGTTGGCGTTTGGGTAACTGTCGGTGTGTTACTTGGTGTTTGAGTTTGAGTGCTCGTTGGTGTTTGTGTGTTTGTTGGGGTTTGAGTTTGTGTTGGCGTAACACTAGGTGTATTAGTTGGAGTTGAAGTTGGTGATTCGGTTGGGGTAGGTGTTAAGTCTCCTTGGCAATCAATACAGTTTTCCCATGGACCGTTAAATACGGTCACAACTTGAGCTAAATCAGTCGGTTCATATGGGTATAGAGTCCAACAACCAATATTGGTTGAGCCGGCCAACAACTCATAAATCTTATTTGTCTGAATAACATCAGTTGTAGCAAAAAATCTTGAGGGTTGTCCCACACAAGAAGTTCCAATAAAATAATTCAACGCCATGGACTTTTTTTCTATAAATATTGTCGGTTAATAATAACTTTAATAAATAAATATCTAAATTGGTATTAATCTACCAATTTTACCTCAACTGACAACTCTTTGTCGGTTTGACGACTGACAGTTGAATAAAGTTTTTCCAACAATCCCGACCTACGGAGGTACTTGAATACTAAGTTTTCATAAGAATATTCCCCCTCTTTTTCGAGTCCTGACTTACGATAATCTTTTAATTTCTTTTTTAGTTTTTCAACTTTTTCTTCGTTGGCTTTAAGTCCTTCTTTTTTGATATTGGTGATAAGGTTCTCGATTTTGTCCTTCCAGCTGTCAATTTTGGTTGTTAGGACTCCTCTTTCGAGTTGTGGTTTTTCTTTCGATGGTTTAGAAATCCACTCGTCATTCAATACGGAATATACTCCTGACGCAAAATGAATCTCTTCAGAATCTTGTGGGTATAGTTCCACTTCGTAACCATATATTTTAATATCGTGTTTGTCGTTAAAAATTTGTTTTTTAAGACCGAACAAATCTCTGTAGAGTTGAGCTTGTTTTCCGAACTGTTTGTAATCAATAATAAGGTGTAGGTCAAAGTCTGAATATTCTGACCAGTTATAGTTTGATAAACTACCTGTGAGTACCACATCTTCAACTTCCAAGTCATCCACTAATGTATCCCCGAATGCTTCGGCGATTTTCATAAGTGCTTCTCTGACTTTTGGTTTCATCACAGCTTCAGAGGCATCGTCGTACTTTTCCCACACCTTTGGGTTAAGGGTGTCTCTAACTGCGAAACTCTGAAGTATAGTTGATAGTTGTGCCATCTGAGATAAATACCTCCTAATTAGAGTTTGGTATATTTGAATTTTTTGGCAATATCGCTTGAGAAGTATCTTCCTTGAGATTCTACCATTCTGAATTTCGTGTAGGTTGCGTGTGGAACTTCTTCGTATTGGTATTTGGTTCCATTTTTAAATTCTACCACCATTTCTTTTAACTCGGTATCATAGGTACTTTTGATGATTGTTGTTGAATCAATCTCATTGATGATTTTTGTTCCGTCTATAGTTTCTTTTTTTACTCCCATTGTAAAGATGTTTTATAATTTAATTTATTAGTGTATTGTCAATTGATAAATACAAAAAACCCCCAACTTACGCTGAGGGTGAAAAACATGGTCATTAATTATTAGGAAAGTTTCTTTATTTCATCTCTAAGTTCTATTGCTTTTTCAAAGTCTTGTTGGTCGACTGCTTTCATTAGTTCGAAGTTAAGGTCATTAAGTTTGACTTTGTTATCTTCCAAGTTTTTAATCTTGTCACGAAGTTCAACCGCTTTTTCAAACTCTTGAAGGTTTACCGCTTTTTTGAGTTCTTTTTTAAAACGCTCCAAGTTTGTGGGTTCTTCAGATTGGGGGGTATTCCCTTGGGTTGACCTGAAGATTGTGGTGAACTGAATCATCCCATCTTCAGAGGTAAAGGTTTCCTTTGACCAATCCCCCAATTCATCTTTACCGGTTTCTTTTTGGGTTTTACCTTTATAGACAAATGGGTCTTGGTTTAACAAGGAGTTAAAAAGGTTGTCAAATTCATCAAGTAATCTTCTTCTAAACATTTTTTTAATTTTTAATTTGTTTATTTGACCCTGATGAGACAAGTCCTGTACCAAATCAAAATAACTGACAAAATGTCCGAATTTGTTGTATTTGGAAATAATTTCCTGACACCCTGTCAAATATTAAGAAAATTCTGACACAGGTTTGGAATTGTCCTTTTTTTGATTAACCTTTGTACAAATCAATTTTAATAATCATGAACGACACATTAGGAGACGACGATAAGACACTTTCGAGAAAGAAACCTACCTCCGACTCGGGTACCCCCGTATTGGATAACTTCTCTCGGGACTTGAACAAATTGGCCGAACAAGGAAAACTCGACCCAGTAATTGGTCGCGAAAAAGAAATTGTTCGCATTGCTCAAATCTTGTCTCGTAGAAAGAAAAACAACCCTATTATCTTGGGGGAGCCAGGTTCTGGTAAAACCGCTTTGGTTGAGGGATTGGCATCTCTGATTGTAAATGGGGAATGTCCCAAAAACCTTCTTGACAAGCGTATTGTCAATTTGGACCTCACCGCAGTGGTGGCAGGGACAAAGTACCGTGGTCAGTTTGAGGAGCGTCTAAAGGTTATCCTTGAAGAACTCTCCAATAACCCAAACATCATCGTCTTCATTGATGAAATTCATACATTGATTGGTTCAGGTAACTCATCAGGTAGTTTGGATGGTTCAAACATCTTCAAACCCGCACTTGCTCGTGGAGAAATCCAATGCATCGGTGCAACCACCTTGGACGAGTATCGTAAGTCATTTGAGAAGGACGGAGCTTTGGAGCGTCGATTCCAAAAGGTAATCGTGGACCCCTCAACGGTTCAAGAGACCATCCAAATCCTCACCAACATCAAAGACCGCTACGAGGCATTCCATAAGGTGGCATACTCTCAAGAGATTATCGAACTCTGCGTGAAACTCGCAGACCGATACATCACTGACCGTGAGTTCCCTGACAAAGCATTTGACATCTTGGATGAAGTTGGTGCCCGTAGTCAAACCGAGCAGAAGATTCCTGAAGTAATTGAGGACCTCAAGCAAAAGGCTGCGGAAATCAAACAACAAAAGATGGATGTGGTCAAGAAGCAGAACTACGAAGAAGCGGCATCCCTTCGGGACAAGGAGCGTAAAATCCTTGCCAAACTCGAAGAGGAGAAACGCAAATTCGCAGAAGAATCTGCAACTACCCGTATTCCCATCTCCGTGGAGCAAGTCTATGATGTGGTTTCCAACATGACCAAAATCCCTGTGAGCAAAATGTCCATTGACGACACCAACTCACTAATCAATATGGACAAAGTCCTTATGGAAAAGGTAATTGGTCAAGACGAAGCGGTATCCAAGATTGTCAAATCTATCCGTCGTAACCGAATCGGAATCAAAGACCCAAACCGTCCCATCGGTTCATTCATCTTCTTGGGTTCAACAGGTGTGGGTAAGACCCACTTGGCAAAACAAATTGCAAAGGAGATGTTCGGGTCAGAAGATGCGTTAATCCGCGTCGACATGAGCGAATACCAAGAGAAACATACTTTGTCTCGTTTGGTAGGAGCACCTCCGGGATATGTCGGTTACGAAGAAGGTGGACAACTCACCGAACAGGTAAAGAACAAACCTTATTCTGTTATCCTATTCGATGAAGTGGAGAAAGCCCACAAGGACATCTTCTCCATCCTCCTTCAGATTCTTGATGATGGCCACGCAACCGATTCCCTCGGTCGTAAAATCAATTTCAAGAATACCCTTATCATCATGACCACCAACCTCGGAGTTAAGAAACTTCAAGACTTCGGAGCTGGAATCGGGTTCTCCTCAAACAAGTACTCAAACGAGGAAGCCAAGAAACAAATCTTGATGAAGGAAATGAAGAACTTTTTCTCTCCCGAATTCCTCAACCGTATCGATGACACCATCGTGTTCCAAACACTCACGAAGGAGAACATCGAGAAGATTGTAGGATTGGAGCTCAACAAACTCTCCAAGCGACTCGGTGAGATGAAGTACAAAGTGGTGATGGACCCCACCGTTACAGAGTACATCGCAAAAGTCGGTTTCGATGATGTATACGGAGCTCGTCCTGTTAAACGAGCCATCCAAGACAAAATCGAAGATTACCTCTCGGAACTTATCCTAATAGGTAAACTTAAAGAAAACCGAAAATACACCTTAAAGGTGGTAAATGAAGAGGTGAAAATCTCTTAACATAGAAGGGGGGACGAAAGTCCCCCTTTTTTATTTCTGTGAGGTATTTATTACAAAAATACTTTAATGAAAAAAATCGTTAAATTAACCGAAAGTGACCTCACAAGAATCATCGAAAGAGTCATTTCAGAACAAGAAAAGATAGAACTACCTGCAAAGGAGTTAAAGTCGGTTATCGAACCAGCCAAAGTTGCTCAAATCAAATCTCAAGCAGATGTATTGGCTCAAGACACAGAGTTAATCAAAAATACATTGGACTTAATTAGAAGAATTGACCCTGAATCATATCAAATGATTACCAAAGGACAAACCCCCAATAAAAGAACTGTATTGGGTGACGCAATTATCGGTGGAACTTTGTTGTCATTAATTTACACCGTAATGGCGGAATTAAAAGGTCAATAATATGAAAATTTTAATTTCAGAATCACAATATAAAGTTCTTGTTGAGCAAGAAAGTGAAGATGTATGTGTACAAGATGAACTTGACACACTAAACGATTTCTTAGGTGGAATTGTTACAGTTGAACCCGAAGACATCGGTGGAGAACTCAGTCACGAAGATTTACTTTCCACAGTAACTGACCCCAAAGAAAAAAACATGTTGACCAAGGTTTTAAATAACCTTTCACAAATGAACATGGAACAACTCAGAGACCAACTTAAAAAGGTTATGTCTATGAAAAATCTCAAAGAACAAGAAACTCCTTATATGGATAGAACAACCGAAATCGGTGGTGTTCAAGTTCCAACAGCGGTAGTTCATGGGTCATTAGGTTTATTGGCAATTGCAATTCTCACCAAAATGATTAAAGGTCTCTCAGGTATGGGTACTGGTGGTAGAAGAGGTGGAAGACGAGGTCGTCTTGCATCAAGAGCTACAGGATGTCAAGGAGGTGCTGCAAGAGCAAAACTTGTTAGAATGAGACGAAGAAGAGAAAACTGAAGAAGTTTCCTCAGAAAAATCGGATTAAGATAAAAAACAAAGAAACAAAATGAAAAAAGTTATCAAACTTACAGAATCAGACCTTGTAAACCTCATTGAACGGGTACTACAAGAACAATCACAGACAGAATCACCTGAGTGTCAAAAAGTAAAAAAAAGAATTAACTCCTACAAATTAAAAGGAGAACGTATCATAAGGTTTGCCCCACAAAAAACCCGTGCAATGCTATCATCCCTTTTCCAAAAGGGTATAGAAGAGGGTCCCGAAGCTTTCAAAAAGGGAATACCACAACAAATGAAACAAGACTTTGAAAAGCGAATAAAAAATCTCAAAAAACCTAAATCAGACTCAGAGTTGGATTTGATGATTTCAAGTGCGGAGAACGAGATTAAACAAATTCAAGAAGTATCAAGCTTACCAATGTGGCTTCAAAATACAATATTGATATCTAGTTGGTTATTTATCCTTTTAGTATTTATTTGGGCGGCAAGAAATAACTTTAATCAAGACATTGGAGGCGTCTGTTTCTAAAATAATAAAACAATATTCTTAAACCCTCCCTCAAAAAGGGGGGGTTTTCTTTTAGGTGAAATTGTATTTATAACATATGAGAGATATTATACTCAAGGTATTAAAAGAAGAAGTCAGTAAAGGAAAAGTTACTTGTGACAACTGTGGATGGTCTTGGAAACTATCGGAGGGTGGTCACGACCCGTACATTTGTCATCAGTGTAACCATAACAACGAACCCAAAAATTTAAAAGAGTCTTACCGACACCCCAACCCTGAAAGTTTTAAAAAATACTTCAAATTGGTGAAAACATATTGGGATAAAGTAGGTCTCAATAGAGATTCTGAGGAAAAAGCAAAAAAGTACATTTTAGATTCTACACTATCATTCCCTTTTGTATTGGCATATCTTGGTGGCCGTGAAAAATTTTTGGAAACAATTTCAGATAAAATTATAGGTAAAATTTTTGAGTGTGAGTATTGTATCGGATATAACTTCAAGTATTATATCAATGAGATTTCATTGGACGAAAACATGCATTATAGGGAAATTAATGTGAATGCGGTTATTGACACGACTTCTTTATCAGGAAGGACTTATAGCTACGAAGATGGATTTACAGATGTAGATTACGAAAAATTATCAAATTTAGAGGGTTCTGAATTTTATTCTGATGTAATTCAAGAAATTAAAGCGGAAATTAGTGATGATTTAGAAAAAAAGATTGACGCGCCATTTGAACTTTACACTGACATCGTATCCTTAGATTTCGAAACCTTCGATTAGAACACCCACCGATTAGTTTGAGGTTTTAAATCCTTTTGATGTTTACGATAACCCAATTTTTCAATCATCTTACTACCCATTTCAATACCATTGAAAACATCTTCTATTACAACATATTCATTAGGTGAGTGGTAGTCGTAGTACCCAATAAAGAAATTAATACAGGAGATGTCAAATTTACCCCGTAAAGCCCATACATCTGTGTAAGGGTGAACCATATATTCCAAGTCTTCACCAATATCTTCAGCAAGAATGTTGTTACAAACATCAAAAAACTCAGAATCACGGTCAAACAATTGTTGACCCCAACAGTACTCAGTCACCATCCAATTTTCAGGGGCATCAAACTGAATACCATAACCAACATTTTCAAAAAACTCGGCACTTGCCTCTTTTGAACCGTGACAACCCGTTTCCTCAGAAACAAAAAACGCGGCTTTTAGATTGGGTAATTCCTCTAACAACTCCAAACAAGCAAAAACACCCGCCTTATCATCACCACCAATTCCTGTGGGTTCTCCATGGTCGTTATATGCTTTGAGAGAAGGTCGTGGTTCTCCTTGAGCATTTACCAAAAATTCCTCACGAATATTAATTGGTCCCAACCCATGAACCGTGTCGGTATGGGAAATGACACAAGGGAAATACTCAATATTCTCATTAGTTTGTTTGGTTGCATAAACATTTAGATGTTCATCCACGAAATATGGGATTTGTTTTTCCTTTAGCCACTCACAAATAAACTCGACCATCATACCCTCTCGGTATGTTGCGGTTGGAACGGATAAGACTTTCTTTAAGAATTCAATTTTACTGTGAGTCATGAGATAATATTTTACGCAAAGATAGTAAAATATTCTTTGATTCCAAAGTCATCTCATAATTGTGGTACCAGTTGTAAAAATTCTGAGGGGATATTTTTAGTCCATCACCACCCCATCTACGAATTGGTAAATCAGAATATCTACCGTCTGTTACCTTATTGACAAAAAGAATGAGTTTATTAGAACCTGCGTCATAGTGACTTATCGCGAATCTGATATTCTTCTGTGGCACATTAATGGGTTTACCCGTTCCGAATTGTTTTAATATTTTTGTCAAAATTTCTGTTCTCTGAGGTGAAACTTCCTCGTCCACTTTCTCGAGTAAATCCGTAATCATTTGGTTAGTTTCAGAAACATACCTCGGATTTTTCTGAAATTCATTAACATCAATGTTCCATCTTTCTTCTTCCCAACCCCCAATTTTTTTTCCTCGAGTCAATCCATTCATTGCTGAATAGATACTTACCGAATCTGATTGTCCTTCTTCTATATTGGGATAAATTTTCATCAAATAGTATAAATTTCCTGCAGGTATAGATACATGGAAATAATTACTATATTTCTCATCGGTTTCTATATTCACACCATAAGGTCCTAATACCTCACTCAATTGATTTGATATCAGTTCCCCCATTTTTTCGGTAAACTCCTCATTTCGATATTCATAAATGACATCTAAAATTTGATTAACTTCTCTTGGATACGATTTTAAGAGTGTTTCGTTGATAGGCCTGGTATCCCTATTTGCGTTAAAATTTTCGTTGAACTTCCGATACAACTTCAAAATCATATAATATTCCTCACTGCTTCTATCGAAGAAATCCCCAAGGAAAAAATCATTTTCCGTCATCCTATCATCGATGTCATCAGAACTTTCATACTCCATTGTACCCCCATCCAATAATCTAGATATCCACCAATAATCATACTCATCTAAATTAAAAAATTCTACTAACTCGTTACCATCCATTTTGAAATTAAAAATAGATTTTACCCTATTGGAATTTTCTATGATTTTATCTACCATACTCTGTGAAACAACATCTTGTGCAGATACTCTACCCTTGATGTAGTCAAAAACTAACTGAGGGAAATCTTTTGTCTGTTCTAAAATTATTCTTCGGGACTTGTCCATATCAATATAAATACTTATATTTGTAGTGTTCTTTGAATTATGGGGATGAACGGTATTGATTGGCAGAGTTAATCATACGGGGCATGCAGTGAGATGTTTCCTATCACTTTAATCTACGGATGCAAAAACCAAACGGCGAAACTTTCGCAAAACTCGAGGCAGTGGGTCTTCTCTCTGCTGAGGAAGTTACTGTAGCCTAAGGCTATAGTGACAATGGGTCGATGGACATATAACCTGGAAACAGAAGTCCCTACGGTGTGGTTTCTACCTTAAAAGGAATGGAGGTCATGTTTGGTGTTCTACCGATTTGAGTGAACACCCCACAGTTGTTGGTTACGATGGCAAAATAGAAACCAAATAGTTCGGAGGGTGTGAAAAACCCTGACCTAAGCATGTAGTCCTTTATGGGTAAACTGAGCAAGACGTGGGTAAAAATCGAGCCCCTTCATATCGTGAGATATGTCGAAAATCGGATGAATTCAGGGGAAGTCCTTCGGGATTATCCTGAGCCAAGCCTGGTAGGAACAGGAAGGTGCAGAGACTAGTGGGTGGTAGACGCTTCTACCGTAATACCACATTAGCGTCCGACATCTTGAAAAAGATGATGATATAGTCCACTTGTGTCGAT